AAATATATGAAGCAAAGATGGAAATTTGAAGATTTTTAAAAGTTTTTATTAATATTATTAACAATTGGAGGAAAATTATGCCAAATCCACACGGAAAAAAGTATGTACTTCACAGACACAAATGGGGTGCATTAGGTCATCCTAGTGACTATGACTCTTCTCTTTACAGAGAATCACTTGAATTCGGTAATTCTATCGATCAAGGGGCTCTTATCAAAGACGAAGGTAAGTCAGGTAAAGGTGGGAACGTTGACCCATCTGTCATGTCAAAAGGTGGCGATGATACATTAATCAAAGACTATTCAAAATAGGATATAAAATATGACGGAAAACCCTAATGTAGGGGATCAATCAACAGAGATTGATGCAGAAGAAATACCTGCTGCTGTTGGGCACATAAGAGCAAGATTTGAAAGTGCTGAACAAAGTAGGTTATCTGATGAAACTCGCTGGTTGAAGGCTTACAAAAATTATAGAGGAGTCTATGATTCTTCTACACAATTTAAAAGCTCTGAACGATCTAGAATATTTGTAAGAGTAACAAAAACAAAAGTTGTCGCTTCTTTTGGTCAACTTACTGAAATTCTATTTGCTAACGGGGAAATACCTATTTCTATAGAGGCTACACCTGTACCTGAAGGAATCTCTGAATTTGCTAGTATAGATCCTTCTGGACAACTAAATCAATTAGGTGAAGTACAACCACCCGAATTAGGGGGCTTAAATTCCAAATATGGGGCATCTCAAAATTTATATGAAGGATCTAAAAAATTACCAGATCATAATCAAATAAAGCCTGCCCAAATTGCTGCATTACGTATGCAAAAAGTAATTCGAGATCAATTCACAGAAACAAATGCAGTATCTATACTTAGACATGCTGTATTTGAGTCTGTATTATTAGGAACAGGAATTATAAAAGGACCATTTCATCATACTAAAACAATACATAATTGGGTACAAACAGACGATGGGGAGCAACAATATGATCCTAGTTTTAAACCAATTCCTAAAATAGAGGCAGTATCGTGTTGGGATTTTTATCCTGATCCTACAGCAATTAATATAAAAGATTGTGAATATGTTATTCAAAGACATCGTTTTAATAGAGACCAAGTAAGAGATTTAAGTAATAAACCATATTTTGATCTAGATGCAATTGATAAATGTTTAGAAATGGGACCAAATTATCAAAAGAGAGGTTTTGAAGACAGTATTTATAGTAATGAAGATCCAACATATTTAGAAGATAGATTTGAAATATTAGAATACTGGGGTAATCTTGATAAAAATTTAGCAGGACAACTTGGAATGGACGTAGATAAAATTGAAGATAATCTAGATTCAGTCCAAGTAAATATATGGATATGTGGTAATACTATATTACGAGCAGTCCTTAATCCTTTTAAACCATCTGAATTACCATATCATGCATTTCCATATGAATTAAATCCATATCAATTTTTCGGTGTGGGTGTACCAGAAAATATGGAAGATGCACAAATGATTATGAATGGTCATATGAGAATGGCAATTGATAATCTTAGTCTTGCAGGAAATATGGTATTTGATATTGATGAAACAATGTTAGTTCCGGGTCAATCGATGACAATACATCCGGGCAAAATATTCAGAAGACAATCAGGACAACCGGGTCAGGCAGTCGTAGGAATAAAATTCCCAAATACTGCAGGTGAAAATATACAAATGTATGATAAGGCAAGACAACTTGCCGATGAAGAAACAGGAATTCCTAGTATAATGCATGGTCAAACTGGAGTAACAGGAACAGGTAGAACTGCAGCAGGATTAAGTATGTTATTAAATTCTGCAGGAACAGCTATAAAAACAGTTGTAAAAAATATTGACGATTATTTACTAAAACCATTAGGTGAATCATTCTATAGATGGAATATGCAATTTAATGGCGGAGAAATAGAAGCTAAAGGAGATTTAGAAGTACGTGCACGAGGCACATCATCTGTAATGGCAAAAGAAGTTCGTTCACAACGATTAACTACACTTTTGCAAACAATAGCAAATCCTATGCTTGCACCTTTTATAAAGATACCAAATCTTATAAAAGAGTTAGCTATTAGTCAGGATATTGATCCTGAAGATTTAGTTAATGATTTAGATCAAGCAGCAGTATTTGCAGATATTTTACGAGGATTAAATGTTCAACAGGGAACAGGCGAAGAAGTTGGGACCACTGGTCAACAACCCAAAGGCATGGGAGGCTCTAGAACAGCATCTGCAGGAGCTAATCCAGAAGACATCTCAGGAGTTGGTGGTGGAACAATCGGAACCGGTACTCCGCCAATTGCAGGGGAAGATGGTTTTACTGGAGCACCTCCTCCAATTGAAGACATCGGTAGTGGCAACAATCAAACTTAAACTAGATGAAAGAAACAATAACGATAAGACCGTTGGAATTTAATGATTCACAACAGATAATCGAGCTCGGAAGAATAATACATAAAGAAAGTTATTATAACTTTCTGCCATATGAGGAAATGAAGATACAAGAACTCATTATGGTTACTTTAAAAAACCCACAATCAAATGTTTGTTTTGTGGCAGAACAAGATAATAAAATAATAGGAGCATTGTGTGGATTTGTTGTTCCATACACAATGAATTTTAACTTATTTGCCCAAGATTTAGGTCTTTGGGTTCTTCCAAAAAAAAAGAGGAACATTTGCTGCAAAAAAACTATTACATGTTTTTGAAATTTGGGCAAACAATTTAGAATGTGAAGAAATTATGCTAAGTATAACATCAAATATTAATTCAGACAGAACTGCACAATTTTATGAAAAGTTAGGATATACTAACTTGGGTGCAATATGTCGTAAACGTATAGGAGGAAAATAATATGGGAAGTGCAGGAGATTTTTTCGGCAGCATAGTTGGAAAAACATCAGCAACACAAGAAATTCAACAAGATTACGCAGGAGGAATACAAACCGGACAGGGTGATATTGCTACTCAGTTAACACGAATAGATCTAATGGAACAGGGTTTAACACGACCATCAGATGAACCTCCAACAGGTTTATTGTCATTGAATTCTGCTATAAAAAAATCGGGAAATAATAGTCTTTTAGGTATTGCCCAATCAACAATGCTTCCTGAAATTAAATCACCACGAGATTATCAAAAAAGTGAGATGGAAAAAATAACTTCTGAAGTATTTAGAACTCCTATGCCAACTACTGGTTTAAGTATTTATGGTACACCAACAATGGAAACAGCACGAGATTATAGTGCACCTACAAGAGAAGTAAAAACCGCAGAAAGAACAATGGCTGATATAGAAGCATTAAAAGCTTATAGTGGACAAACAGGTGGTATGGTTCCTGATTCTAGAACATTACAAGAAACTGGAGTTGGATTTCCGGGACCTGAAGTTACAAGCAATTTATACAAACAACCATTAGCACCTATTACAGAACAAATGCAAAGAGCAAGATTAGGTGCAGCACGAGGACAAGTTCCTGTGCCACAACAACAAGGAGAACCTGCAGGAGTTCCACAAATGTATGGACAACCTACTAACGAAATGCCAAAAGATAAGATTGATGCTAAAGCTGAAGCGGGTGATGTTATTATAAATAATAAAGCTCTATTATTATTCGGTCTTAATAATTTTAAAAAAATGATAGGTAATGGTGTCGATATAGCAAGACGAATGGGTTTTTCTATTTCACCACGTTTAGATAAATTAAATAAAAAAGATATGGTCCCTTTATTAGTATCTAAAGGAGAAGCAAGAATACCTAGTATAATTGCAAAAGCAATAGGTATGGATAGACTCAGAAAGATAAATGATAGAGGAAAAAGAGCTATAGTAGAAGAAGAAAAAGTAGTAGCTCAACAAAAAGAGAAACAAAAATATACTGTCAAAAAAGGTGGGGTAATTCCTGAAAAAAAAGCCTTTGGTGCAGCATTAGGACAAGTACCTATACCAGAAAAAGATGTAGTCGAGGGCAAAAAAAAAAGTCTAAATGAATTAGAGCCACATCAAACAGAATTTATCACAAATGCACATCGAGTAGTAAACGAAGTTAATTCAGATAATATTATTCCTTCACCG